ACTCACAGGTTCGTATGTGGGATACCATCATTTATAATTACCTACGTGAAAAGAACATTGTTGTTCCACCCCGAAAGGGATCTAAAAAAGATGAAAAATACGCAGGAGCATATGTCAAAGAACCGATTCCAGGAAAGTATGATTGGGTGGTCAGTTTTGATCTTAATAGTCTGTACCCTCATCTCATTATGCAGTACAATATCTCCCCAGAAACCCTCAGGGAGACTAGACATTCCAGCACGAGCGTTGAACGGATTCTAAATCAGGAGTGTGATTTAGATCCTGAATTTGCTACATGTGCTAACGGTGCTCAGTATCGTAAGGACATACATGGATTCCTACCAAAAATTATGCAGAAGATCTATGATGAACGTACGATTTATAAAAAGAAAATGCTCCAAGCGAAACGGGATTATGAAGTTTCGCCAAGTGCCAAACTACAAAGAGATATTAGTAAATTCAATAACATCCAAATGGCTAGAAAGATCCAGCTCAATTCGGCTTATGGTGCCATTGGAAATCAATACTTTAGATATTACAACCTACTTAATGCTGAGGCGATTACTCTCAGTGGGCAGGTTAGCATCCGTTGGATTGAAAACAAAATGAATCAGTATCTAAACAAGATACTGAAAACTACTGGAGAAGATTATGTTATTGCTTCTGATACCGACAGTATATATCTTAACTTGGGTCCTCTGGTTGAGACTGTATACAAGGGGAGAGAGAAAACTGATGAAAGCGTTGTCACGTTCCTTAATAAGGTCTGTGAGTTGGAACTTGAAAAGTTTATTGAAAGTTCTTACCAAGAATTGGCCGACTACGTAAGTGCTTACGATCAAAAGATGTTTATGAAACGTGAGACCATTGCCAACAAAGGTATATGGACAGCGAAGAAGAGATACATCTTAAATGCATGGGACATAGAGGGTGTTCGTTTTAAAGAACCACAACTTAAAGTTATGGGTATTGAAGCAGTTAAATCTTCTACACCTGCTGCATGTCGTACTGCTATTAAGGATGCACTTAAAGTTATTATGAATGGTACTGAGGAAGATGCTCAGAAATTTATAGCAGGCTTTAAAGAAAAGTTCAACGCACTTCCACCAGAGGATATTGCATTCCCTCGTGGGTGTAATGGTGTAAGTAAGTGGTCAGACCCATCAGGTTTGTATAGTAAGGGTACTCCTATACATGTCCGTGGTGCTATTCTCTATAACTTCCATATTAAGAAGAACAACCTTACACACAAGTACCCATTAATTCAAGACGGTGAGAAGGTGAAATTCATTTACCTAAAGACACCAAACAAGATCATTGAGAATGTCATTTCATTTATGAGTGACTTCCCCAAAGAATTGGGGCTTGACAAATCAGTGGATTATGAGTTACAATTCCAAAAGAGTTTCCTAGACCCACTGAAAGTTATTCTTGATACAATCGGGTGGAAACCTGAGAAAGTAGCAACCTTAGAACATTTATTCGGATGAGTTTTTTAAAAGACGTAGTAGCAGACATTGGAAATGAATATGCTTCCATTGTCTCTGATGGTGTAGCAGCAGGTGATACTGCAAACTACATTGATACTGGTAGTTACATTTTCAATGCACTATGCAGTGGGTCTATCTATGGTGGTCTTCCATCTAATAAGATCACAGCACTTGCTGGTGAGACTAGTACAGGTAAAACATTCTTTGCCCTAGGACTAGTTCGCAGTTTCCTTGAGATGGATGAGGATGCAGGTGTTGTTTATTTTGAAAGTGAATCTGCTCTCTCTAAAGATTTAATTCAAGAGAAGGGTATTGATGGTGATCGTGTTATCATTGTACCTGTAGTTACCGTACAGGAGTTTAGACAACAGGCAATACGTATCCTTGATAAATATTTACAACAGGCAGAATCAGATCGCAAACCTTTAATGTTTGTTCTTGACTCACTTGGTATGCTAAGTACTACCAAAGAGATTGAGGACAGTGAAGCAGGTAAAGAGACTCGTGATATGACTCGTGCCCAAGTTGTCAAGTCCATCTTTAGAGTATTAACTTTAAAACTTGGCAAGGCAAACGTACCCCTTATAGTTACTAATCATACATACGATGTGGTCGGCAGTTATATCCCAACTAAAGAAATGGGAGGAGGTAGTGGCCTCAAGTATGCCGCGAGTACGATTATCTATCTTAGCAAGAAAAAGGAAAAGGATCAGAGCGAAGTTATTGGAAACCTTATCAAAGCTAAGACAGCTAAAAGCAGACTCTCAAAAGAAAACTCAGAAGTCACTACTAGATTATTTTACCAAAAAGGATTAGACAGATACTATGGTCTCATAGAACTTGGTCTTAAATACGAAGTCTTTGAAAAGAAAGGTACTCGTATTAAGGTCGGAGACTCTTCAGTCTATCCAAAACAAATGCTTGAAAATCCTGAGAAGTATTTTACCCCAGAGATTATGCAAGCATTAGACGAGAGTGCCAAAAAAGAATTTAGTTACCGTAATGAAACTAATTAAAGATTACATTCGTATTTACGATGATGTAATTGATAAAGATCTTTGTGGTCAGTTGATTGATTGTATGGATACTAATCCAGACCTTCATCAGAGAATTGAATCTGACTTACGTCCACAGTGCACTCAGTTTAATTTTACTAAACTTTATCAAACTGATAAGGTTAAATGGGAACCCATGCATTACCTATTACAGGCAGCATACATGGGTTGTATTAACCTTTACAAAATTGAAGCAGGTGTTAAAGAAAAGTTTCAAGATGCAGTTGCCTTAGAAGAATTCAGAATAACAAAGTATAATTCATCCTTCCAAGATGATTGTACTTTACCTAGTGGACACTCAGATCAAGATAAAGAACATGTTGATGTTCAAGATTATAATTCTGCACGAAGATACCTAGGAATGATATTGTATTTGAGTGAACCTAATGAAGGGGAAGATGTATTTCCACACATAAACTACTATATCAAGCCAAAGTGTGGTAGAATGTTAGTGTTCCCATCCAATTGGATGTATCCCCATTTAAGTAAACCTTGTAGAAAAACTGCAAAGTATCAAGTAGGATCGTACTTACACTACCTATGAATCAAGAGTTATTAATTCTAACAAATCTTTTGTGTAACGAACAGTATGTCCGTAAGGTTACACCGTTCTTAAAATCAGAGTATTTTACTGAGTTTAACTACCGTATAATCTTTGACGAATTGCATGCTTACATAAATAAGTACAATAGTCTTGCCGATAAGAACATACTCTACATTGAGTTAGAAAAGAGAACAGATCTAACTGATGATGGATTTCAGCAAGTCAAAGGTATTATAGAAAGTATAATTTGCGAAGAACAAGAACTACCATGGTTGCTAGACACTACTGAAAAATGGTGTCAGGAGAGAGCAATATATTTGGCACTCATGGAGTCTATTAAAATCGCAGATGGACAAGATGATAAGAAAGACAAGGGTTCAATCCCTCACGTTTTAACTGAAGCACTTGGTGTCTCCTTTGATACACATATCGGACATGACTATCTTTCGGATTCAGAAGAGAGATATGAAACGTATCATAAAGAAGAGCAGAAGATTCCTTTTGACTTGGATTTATTCAACAAAATTACCAAAGGTGGTCTCCCAAACAAAACGCTTAACGTGGCACTGGCTGGAACTGGTGTTGGTAAGTCATTGTTTATGTGTCATGTGGCCAGTTCGGTCTTACTACAAGGGAAGAACGTTCTCTATATCACATTGGAGATGGCTGAAGAGAAGATCGCAGAGAGAATTGACGCAAATTTACTTAACGTTAACATCCAAGACTTGAAGCAATTGCCTAAAGTTATGTTTGATAACAAGATTGGAAATCTTCAGAAGAAAACTCAAGGTAAAGTTATTATCAAGGAGTATCCCACAGCAGGTGCACATACTGGACACTTCAGAGCATTAATAAATGATCTTAAACTTAAGAAGAATTTTACTCCAGACATCATCTTTGTAGACTATCTAAATATCTGTGCTTCAAGTCGTTATCGTAGTGGCACGAACATTAATTCGTACACGTTGGTTAAGAGTATTGCGGAAGAACTTCGTGGACTTGCTGTGGAGTTTAGTCTACCGATTGTCAGTGCTACTCAAACTACTCGTGCTGGTTTCGGGTCTAGCGATCCTGACCTTACTGACACGTCAGAGTCTTTCGGACTCCCTGCTACTGCTGACCTTATGCTCGCTCTCATATCTAATGAGGAAATGGAAGAGCTCGGTCAGATAATGGTCAAGCAGTTAAAGAATAGATACAATGACCCTACAATGTATAAGAGATTCGTTGTGGGTATTGACAGAGCTAAGATGAGGCTGTATGATTGTGATCAAGGAGCACAAGATGATATCATCGATGCAGGTGATATAGAACCTGCTACCAACCCTAAGAAAACCTTTGATGGATTTAAAATCTAATGTCTGAAACATTTACAAACACACCAGGTGACAATTACGAGAGTGAGAAAGCTGCTGAAGAGATATCCAATGCCTCCAGAGATAGAGTAGAGGATGCTGAGGCAAAGGCAAAGAAGATGAGTCAGGAAACTCCTAAGACTCCAGAGGAGATGCTAGACAGTGAGAATATGGACACTGCTCCTAAGGCTAAGGAGAGAATGAAGCAAAGGATTAAGGAGAAGACCAAGGCAGAGAAGGATGGAGAGAAGAAGTTTGAGGTTGACTTAGATAACTACATGAAGTTTGTAGATCAAGTCACATCACCTGCTAGTAAAGATTTCAATGCTCTCATATCAAGGTATGGTGAGTTGAAAGGTGCAGGTTGTGACATTGCTAGGTTAGACACTGCTGCATCAGGTATATGTGCAGAGGGTGGAGAGTTTATGGAGATAGTTAAGAAGTTAAAATTCCAAGGCAAACCATATGATGCTAAGAATAAAGAGCATCTTCAGAAGGAATTAGGTGACATCATGTGGTACGTTGCACAAGCAGCACTAGCATTAAACATCAGACTTGATGAAGTCATCTATATTAATACACTTAAGTTAGCAGCACGTTATCCTAATCAAATGTTTGAGGTAGGATACTCAGAAAACAGAGCACCTGGTGACATATAATGGAAGCACATACTAACGGTAGTCTTTCGGTAGTAGTACCAATGGATGATATGCAACTCATCCTAAGACAGATGTGGAAGTCACGAGCAACTGAACCTGTCATGGGTAAGTTGTATGAAAAGTATAAAAAGTTAGTAGATCTTTCTTTTGATGAAGCACCTTGTGATATATGAGATACCCTGTAGACATTGACAAAGGCAATGAGTTTGCCAAGACAATACCAGGAGTGGGTGGTTTCTCAGGGATATACCCACTACCTGACGGTCAGTTACTAGTCTCTGGTGCTGATGGTGTAGGGACTAAGATTAATATAGCAGCAGTTGCTGGTGACTATACTACTATTGGTATAGATCTAGTAGCCATGTGTGTTAATGATGTAGTAACCAGTGGTGCTAAACCATTATACTTCTTAGATTATATCTCCACTAAGAAGATAGATGCTAACGTAGCAGATATTATGGTAGGTATCTACAAAGGATGTGAGATATCAGGTATGAAACTGTTGGGTGGAGAGACAGCAGAGCATTATAGACAGAATGAATATGACCTAGCAGGATTCTGCACAGGTATAATAGAGCATGAAGGTAACTTAATTGATGGTACTGGTATCAAACCAGGTGATACTATTGTTGGTGTAGCAAGTAGTGGACTGCATAGTAATGGGTTTAGTCTCATTAATGATATGCTATGGAGACATGAGTTAGTATACAAGGAGCATCCAGAGTTA